TTTCTATGGTAAGCTATCTGCCACATTAGGCAATACTGTAGTTACTACATCAAATGTTACTACGGATGCTGTTACTGTAATGAGTAGTTTTACTCTTGGCAACACAATTATAATACCTGATAGTTTTGATACACAAGTTGCTAATGCAGAATATTTAAATGTAGTTTATAGTACATTTGTAGGTACTGATGTTGCAAATGTTTACATAGATCAAACTTCTCTAAACATCTATGCTAATGTAAGTTCAGCTACAGTCAATTCTAAAATGACAGCTACTACATTATGGATTAGAGACATTTATGCTAATACAATCAGCACTACTGGTAATACAACATTTAATCAAAGTACTTGGTTTAGAGGTGCTAACAACTACTTTGATAATGGCTTAACTGCTAATGCTACATCAAACTTTGTTGATGCAAATATAAGCGGTACAGCAAACGTAAACAATTTAATTGTAAATGGTACAGCTACTTTTAAAGGTGCAATTAGTGCTTCTGCTCCTCATACTTCTAACTCATATTTGTGGGCCAATGGTGTACAGAGCAATTCATATGTTAGAGGTCAAAATTTAACTACAATATCACCTAACGGTACTGTTAAAGTTTCACTCTATTCTAATAATGATTCTAGTGTTCTATCCTTTAGCCTACCTGCAGCTGATGGCACACCAACTCAGTATCTCGGTACTGATGGTGCAGGACATCTGAACTTCTATACGTTATCAGGTAACAACACTACTAACTTTATCTCTAAGAGTCTAGGTGTCGGTGTAGCAGCATCTGGTACTAGCGGTGAAATTAGAGCTGGTGGTAATATTACTGCTTACTATTCTTCAGATGAAAGACTCAAAGAAAATATTAGTAATATTCCAAATGCACTAGAAATTATTAAGTCAATTAACGGTGTAGAGTTTGATTGGACTGATGAATATATAGAAAGTAGCGGTGGAGCAGATGGATACTTTATCCGCAAACATGACATTGGTGTTATTGCACAAGAAGTAGAGAATGTTCTACCTGAAGTAGTAGGCACTCGTAGTGATGGTTATAAAGCAGTTAAATATGAAAGATTAGTTGCTGTTCTAATCGAAGCAGTAAAAGAGCTTTCAGCAGAAGTAGATAGACTTAAAAATGGCAATTAAAGCTAATCTAGTAGTAGATCAAGGTGCTAACTTTGTTTATAACGTCTATCTTATAGATGAAGATGGTAATATATTTGACATATCTGATTATACAGCCAATGCACAAATAAGAAGAACATACACCTCTTCATCAAACGTAACAATTACTACTAATGTTACTGGTGCATCAGGACTTATTTCTCTTTCTATGAATGCTGCTACTACCTCATTACTTACTCAAACTAGATACGTTTATGATTTAGAATTGACAGATGGTACTACAGTATCTAGAATACTTGAAGGATTTGTTACAGTAAATCCTGGAGTAACACGCTAATGCGTGATAGAAAAATTGTTATAAGAAATGTAGGAGGTGTTCTAGTTACTGTTGCAAGAACAGCACCTATAGAAAAAACTATCATTGTAAGAATGATAGGTAATAATATAGAGACAATCGGCGAGCTTAAACAAAAAGCTTCTGATCTTCTAGGCACAACTCCTGATGTGCCTAGAGTCAATGACGTTGTTCCTATCTATCCTCCACTTTAAAAACAAACGATCCAGTGTGATCGCATAGAATAGAAGTATCGGCATAGAGCTTGAATCCTTCTTGCTGTGCTCGTCTTGCAAAGAACAAATCTTCAGAGAATGTATGGTTGTGATCTAATGCAGACTTATAAAGGAACTGCGGGTAACCAATCTTAACCATAACTTCCTTCTTAACCAATACACAACCAAACCCGCAAGCGCCAACCTCGACTAGTCCCTTGTCTTTAATCTTTTGCCAAGGAATATGATTATAACCTCCTCGGTCGTTATTTTCAAACAATTCTAATGTTTGATGCTCATGAAATCTCTGTCTATAGACACCAGATACAACATCCTTATCATGTGATAGAAGTTTTACTAATGTATCTGAAGGAAAAGAAATATCATAATCTACAGAGAAGAGATAATCATATCCTTTAACGACCCAATCTGCAATAAGATTACGAACCTGATCTACATTATATCCATAGAAGTATTGAAAGTTAGCCTCATACCCATCTGGAATAATTAGATCATAGATTGACTTGAATGTTGTAGGTTCAATATTCTTTGCAGTTGGAATTGCAATAAGGATTTGTTTTTTGGGTTGATCAAAAGGGCGACGAGAATGTTCTCCTTGCTCTATTAATACAGAAGGAACATTATCTACCATTTTTTCTTCCTGTTGTGGTTTAGCTGTTGGAGGAGTCACCACACCGCCTTTAATCTTAGCAGCATTCTTATTTTGCGTTTCACCGTGAATCTTATAATCGTTAAGTGGATTCTTATCATTATAGAGATAAACGATATCCTGAACAACTCTTACCTTATCAGGATCAGCTTGTTCTAGAATATTATAGAAAGTAGCATTATCGCCACCTGCTTGCCACCACTTACCATTTTCATCTTTAAAGCAATCGTCAGTTTCGATCTTCTTAAAGACATCATATCGAAATGTTCTAAGATGAGTATAAGGCATACCCCAGTTAAAACTATAATTTCTATATGACTTATTCTTCTTTACTTCTGATGGGTAAGGCTGAGAGATAAGCGGAATGTTATCTACTTCTGACCAGCTACTACCATATGAGAAATCTGTTTTATTATCGTGGTATAGATTGTTATAAAAATTAAAGATGTTGTTATCGTTTACTAATGCATCATCACCATCAATAAACATAACAATAGTATCATCAGTAAACTCTCTCTTTCTGAGAGTATTAATCTGATTATAGACTGCACCCTTATTCTCTCTATTATTAATAATAGAGATTTTCTCTTTCAAATAAACAGGTAGCGACTTAATATAATTACTAACAGTATGATGTGATTCATCATTGCTGTTATCATTAATTAGGTATAGCTGATAATTATCATAATCTTGCGTTATGATAGATTCAATACAACGTACGATATACTTCTCAGCATTATAGAATGGAGTTATAACTGCAATAGGAAGTTCTTTGTTACGCTTGTAAGTATTCCATTCAATAGGATTACTAAAGCGTCTTCCAAACACAGTATGAACTCTACTATTGATGTATGATACTTTACGATACTCATCAGCAGACAAATACTGATCAAATGCTGCTACAAAGAACTGCTTCCACTGCAACGCAACAGTGTCCCAGGTATTAACATCCTTAACAATATTGCAATAGTATTGCTTTTGTTGATGGAGATACCAGTTATCATATGCTTGTAGAACAGTGGAAGCAAACTTTGTACATTGATCATCTCTATTAATATCATTAAAGAGACTGTTAGGTTCAATAGCATAATCAATAAAGTAGCATGCCTGTTCAACTGCTGTCTCTTCAAGAGCACCAAAGCGAGTAGCAACTAGAGGTGTGTTATATGTTAGAGATTCTAATGTAGAGATACCGAACGTTTCCGGGAATGCTCCTGGAAACAGGAACATATTGGCTTTTGAAAGAATCTCCGCAATCTCTTTCTGAGAAATAATACCTGTAAATTCAATATCAAGATCTTTATATTTTTGTTCTCCAGCAAGTCTGTGAAGAGTCTTACCTTGCTCATCAAGAGGTGCTTCTGATCTAAACTTATAATAACCACCAATTACTTTAAGCTTAGCTGCTGGAATGTTAGCTTTAATCTGCGGCCAAATAATATCAATAAGTGGAAGCATTCCCTTTGTAACAGAAGCATTGTATACAAAGAGATTGCGATCTTTTTGAGAAATATCAACTTCAGGAATATAGTTCACTACACCATTGCGGGTAATAAACATTTTGTTCTTAAGTACTTCAAAGTTGCGGCGACGTCCGTGATGACAGTTAGTTACATAGGAAGTATGGAAGTCACTTAGAGTAAAGATCTTATCAATGTAACCTTGAACAGCCAAATCTTCTACATTATTATCACCATTACAAAAAGTATCATGCATCCACAAAATCTTAAGTTTTGCAGCTTTACGCATTTCTTCAAAAATTTTAGGATGATGTCGCGTAGCAGTTTTATATGCTTCATAGTAATGCACTGGAACAAAAGGCACCACAGTTCTTGAAGCAATCATAATATCATAACGATCAGCAGGAACTATACTATCAATAGGCCTATAGTTTACACCATCATAAATACCTGGACGAGCATCATCTTCTCTACAGGCATTAAAAACAGTGACAGGAAATCCTAAATTTGCAAGCTCTTTTGCCATAAGAATTACGGCAGATTCTGAGCCTCCTAGACCCTTCTTAGATAGAGTTGAGCCGTCATATACGAGGCCAATTAGGTCTAAAATAGCAATAGATGGTAACTTCATAACAACCTCAAAAATAAAAACATAAATATAAAGACACTTGATTCTATATTTATTTACCGGTTAAGGCACTAAATGGCTCTGAATTTTAATAGTCAGCAGTTTGTAGCGAATGGAACTGCTAATTCATTCTCATTAGATCAAAATGTAGATACTGCAAACAGTATACTTGTAATTGTAAACGGACTTGTACAATTACCTGATTCTGACTATTATATAACAAATTCAAATACAATCAACTTCTTTATTACTCCATATCTTAATACAGATGTAGAGATTCGCTATATTACTGGTGGAAACGAAGGCTATCAAGGTTCTGCTGGATTTTTTGGATCAACTGGCTATAATGGCTCTGCTGGATCAACAGGATTTAGTGGTTCTGTTGGTGACACTGGTTACAAAGGATCTGTTGGTGATCCTGGTGGTCCACAAGGCTATACTGGTAGTGTTGGTGGTCTTGGATATACAGGTTCACAAGGACAGCTCGGTCTTGTAGGTAAACCAACAAAAAGCTCCAGATATACTGGTAATGGTAGTAATACACAATTTACATTAACTGATTTTACTACTAATTCAAACCATATCTTTGTATTTACTAACGGTATTCTAGAAACACCAGATCTAGATTACTATGTTACTGGAGCAACACTTAACTATGTAAATGCACCACCTTTAAATGCAGAAATTGAAGTAAGATACTTTGATATTGCTCAAGGTGATATTGGTTATACCGGCTCAACTGGTTACAGAGGTTCACTAGGCTTCTTTGGATCTACTGGTTATTTTGGATCCACTGGTTACTTTGGTTCATTAGGCTTCTTCGGATCTACAGGTTATCAAGGCTCACAAGGTGCTCCAGGTGAGCCTGGAGGTCCAACTGGTTATACTGGATCTCTAGGTTTTAGCGGGTCAATTGGTTATACTGGTTCATTTGGACCAGTTGGTAAACCATATAAAAATTCTACTTACAAAGGTAATGGTAGTAATACTATCTTTACTTTAGAAGACTTTACAACAGATCCTTTAAGTCTTATCGTAGCAATTAACGGTCTAGTACAAATGCCATTTACTGATTATACAGTAACTGGCAATACAATAGTTCTAGCTTATGCACCTCAAGTAGATGAAGATATTGAAATTCGTTACTTTGGTGTTACTGTTGGACCTACTGGTTATCAAGGATCAGAAGGTTATAGAGGATCTGAAGGTTATCAAGGTTCTAGAGGTGAGACTGGTTACGCTGGATCAGAAGGCGCTCGAGGTTATGCTGGCTCACAAGGTGTGCAAGGAACCCAAGGTTTTGCAGGATCACAAGGACCACAAGGTAATTTTGGTGGTGCAGCATTCAATTATTTCTATGATGAGAGTACCGCTAATAATGATCTTTTAACCGGTCATTTAAGATTCAGCAATACAAATTTTGTATTTGCCACAAAATTAATTATTAATGATACAGATGATGGTAATATATCAACTTACACCTTCTTACAGACAATTGACGATTCAACATCTGCTATTAAAGGTCAATTCTCTGTAGTAGAAAAAGCAAACGTAGTTAACTTTGCTTACTTTAGCATTATAGGAAATCACACTTATTCAAGTAATACGTTTGAAGTTCCTATTGGATTTATTTCAGGTACTGCTAATTCCTTTGCAGATGAAACTGAAGTTGTTATTACTTTTGCTAGAACTGGTGACATTGGTGATAGAGGCTATTCCGGTTCTGTTGGTTACACCGGATCAGAAGGTTATGCAGGTTCTACTGGTTTTGTAGGATCTGTTGGCTTTACAGGTTCTATTGGATACACAGGTTCTATTGGTTATGCTGGTTCTGTAGGTTTTGTTGGATCGTTTGGTTTAACTGGTTATACGGGTTCAGAAGGTTACCACGGTTCTACTGGTTTTGTAGGATCTCAAGGTATAACTGGTTATACTGGATCATTTGGTCTAACTGGATTTGATGGTTCAACTGGATATACAGGTTCAACAGGATTTACTGGTTCATTTGGCTTAACCGGCTACACAGGATCTTTTGGTCTAACTGGGTTTGATGGCTCAACTGGATATGCAGGTTCAATAGGTTATACTGGTAGCCAAGGTCTAACTGGTTATGATGGATCTGTTGGATATACAGGTTCAAAAGGCGATCAAGGATTAATTGGCTATGCTGGTTCACAAGGTGTGCAAGGTGACCAAGGTAACATTGGTCCAGTTGGCTTTACAGGCTCAATAGGTTATACAGGTTCCGTAGGTTTTACTGGATCGTATGGTGACTTAGGCTATACAGGTTCACAAGGTGATATAGGTTTAACTGGTTATACAGGCTCCTATGGTGATCTTGGTTATACAGGATCTATCGGTTATACTGGCTCACAAGGTGATACAGGATATGTTGGATCAGAGGGTTATGTAGGATCTCAAGGTTATACCGGATCACAGGGTGATGTAGGTTACACAGGGTCATATGGTGATCTCGGCTATACCGGTTCTGTAGGTTTTGTAGGATCTACAGGTGCGGGTTATGTAGGATCTCAAGGTTACACTGGCTCTTATGGTGATCTCGGTTATACTGGTTCTGTAGGTTTTGCTGGTTCACAAGGCCCTCAAGGTATTCAAGGCCCTGAAGGTCAACAAGGCGCGTTTGGTGTAGCAAATTATATTTACTATTTTAGTGCTAACACAGCAAATAGCAACCCAGGTACAGGCACTCTAAGACTTAGTAATACTAATCTTTCTTATGCTACAGAACTTTATATTAATAAAAACGCTTTAGATTTATCTTATGTCTATAATCAAATACAAGTTGTAGATTCTTCTACATCTGGTATTAAAGGACATTTTAAGATACAAAACTCTACTAATAACCTAAATTATGCTATTTACGCTATTATAGCTAGTTCTGTTGATTTAGGTTCTTGGGCAGTATTACCTGTTGCGTTTATTTCTGGTGATACAAGTATTGCTGATGCAACTATTTCTATCTTTACGATAGCTCGTACTGGTGATATTGGTGATCCGGGTTATGCAGGTTCAGTAGGATCAACCGGTGGTCCTGGTTATACTGGTTCTGCTGGTTATACAGGGTCAAGCGGTACCGGTTATGATGGGTCACTCGGGTTTACCGGGTCAATAGGTTATACAGGATCAGTAGGATACTCTGGATCTGAAGGTTATACCGGCTCAATAGGCTATTCAGGTTCTGAAGGACCTCAAGGTATTCAAGGATTTACTGGTTATGCTGGATCAGAGGGTTATACAGGCTCTGAAGGTTACACTGGATCTATTGGTTACGCTGGTTCTACTGGAGCTGGTTATGACGGATCACAAGGTGAAGTTGGTTATGCAGGGTCTCTTGGATTTACAGGGTCAGTTGGCGCTGGCTTTACCGGATCACAAGGTAATATAGGTGCGGTAGGCTTTACTGGTTCTAGAGGTGTTGGTTATACGGGTAGCTTAGGTTTTGCTGGATCTGCAGGCGCTAGTACTGCTGCAATTCCCGTAACTAATGTAGTACCTACAGGTGTAAAGACAGGAGCTACTTGGTATGATAATGACACAGGAATTTTGAGTATTAACATTGGAGATGAAGCTAATACCGTATGGATAGCGGTGTCATATTAATGAAATCACAATGTATAAATATTAAAAAAATGGTTTGTATTTA